CTAGAAGCACAAAGCCTTCTTCTCCTGAAGGAAGCTAATTGAGCTAAAGGAGTTCTGATGGCACGGTTCTTTGGAGAGGTTGGCTATGGTGATACTATAGAAACCCCAGCCGATTCTGGTGTTTTTCAAGATGTTATTACTGAATTTGGATATTATGGTGATGTAACAAGAAATACCAGAAAATTGGAACCCGGAGAAAGTCTAAACGATGATATAACTGTCGGTAACTCGATTAGTATTGTCGCTGATGATTATGCCATTGAACATTTCTTTAAAATCAAATACGTTAGATGGGCCGGGACTCTTTGGACAGTGAAAAGTGTTGAAGTAAGGAGTCCTCGGCTCATTCTGAGTTTAGGGAGTGTTTATAATGGGCAAACGCCTTGATCTACAAGCTCTTTTAGTAAGTGTTTCAGGCATTGATAACGTATATTTCCAACCACCTCCCACTGTGCAAATGAAATACCCATGTATTGTTTATCATCGTGATTATGAACAATTTAATCATGCTGATGATATTCCTTATATGCGCAGAAGACGTTATATGGTAACAGTTATCGATAAAAATCCTGACAGTGAAATTCTTGATAAGATTTCGGAATTGCCATTATGCGCATATGATCGATTTTATACTGCAGACAATCTAAATCACGATGTTTACAAACTTTTCTTCTAAGGAGAAACAAAATGCCCGCACTAGTTTGGGATCTTGTTGGTGAGCGTTTCTACGAAACTGGCGTTGATCACGGAGTTCTTTATCTTCCAGATGACCAAGGTGTTTATTCAACTGGGGTCGCATGGAATGGTTTGACAACCGTTACTGAATCGCCTAGTGGTGCTGAACCAAATGCGCAATATGCCGACAACATCAAGTATCTAAATCTAATTTCAGTTGAGGAGTTTGGCGCTACACTGGACGCGTTTACTTTTCCTCCTGAATTTGCACAATTCGATGGTCTTGGTGTTCCTACACCAGGTGTATTTGTTGGACAACAACCTCGTAAGACTTTTGGTTTGTCTTATCGAACAAGAATGGGTAACGATCTTGCTGGAGATGCTTATGGTTATAAACTTCATCTAGTTTATGGGTGTATTGCTACTCCATCTGAGAAGGCTTATAACACAGTAAATGATTCGCCTGAAGCAATTGCTTTCAGCTGGACTATTTCTACAACTTCTGTTCCTGTGTCAGGATACAAACCAACTTCATTGATTGTGGTGGATTCTTCAAATGTTGATAGCGGTGGCCTTTCATCGCTTGAAGACGAACTATATGGTAATGCAACCGGTGAGGCTCATCTTCCTCTTCCAGATGAAGTAATTAGCCTCTTTGGCATTACTATGGCTACAGGAGCAACGGCTGGTACTCCAGGTTCATGGACTCCTTCAGGATCTTCTGCTCCTGCATCAGTTTCTGCATTGCAATCATCAGGAATTGTCGCTTCACCTGCTACGGCATGGTCTACTGGTGAATTTATGCAAACTGCAACACTTGGTCCTCCTGGACAAGCTTATTGGGATGGAGCAGCTTGGGCTGCTGGTACTGCTCCTTGATTTAATTGATAGGAGATTGGAGAATGCTTAAGATAATAATTCTTGGGGAAGAATACTTTAACGAAGAAACCGAAACTTTTGAAACTGTTGGAGACTTTGAGTTAAAGTTAGAGCATTCTCTGATCTCACTGTCAAAATGGGAGTCAAAACACCAAATCCCGTTTTTGACAAATCAAGCTAAAACTACTAAAGAAATTTTTTCGTACATTGAGTCAATGATTATTAACAAAAATTATCCAGAAAATTTGTTTAATAGACTTAGCAGACAAAACATAGAAGATATCAATAAATATATTGAATCTAAAGAATCAGCTACAACTTTTGGTTCAATGCCTGAACGAAAAGGAAGAGGCGAAATAATCACTGCAGAATTAATTTATTATTGGATGGTTGCATTTAATATTCCATTTGAATGCGAAAAGTGGCATCTTAATAGATTGTTCGCTTTAATACGTATTTGTAATATAAAAAATACAAAACCGACAAAAATGAGTCGAAACGAATTAGCTCAAAGAAATAGAGAGCTTAATGACCGACGCCGAGCAGAATTTAACACAAGGGGTTGATTGGAGTCCAAATGACTGCACTTGCTTGGGATGAAACGGGGAAACACTTTTATGAAACGGCTGTAAGTAAGGGCGTTTTTTATGATTCATCCGGTAATGGAACCTCTTGGAACGGTCTTACTTCTATTGAAGAAAATGTATCGAATTCAGTTCAACCAATTTATTTTGATGGAATTAAATTTAATGACGTTGTAACAAATGGCGATTTTTCAGGAATTTTGCGAGCTTGGACTTATCCAGATGAATTTTTGCCATATGAAGGAATTATTGAAGAGCAACAAGGATTTTTCATTACTGATCAGCCATCAAGTAAATTTGGCTTATCGTATCAAACTAAAATTGGAAATGATCTTGAAGGTACAGAGTATGGTTACAAAATACATTTGTTGTATAATCTAACTGCTCTTCCATCACAAAAAACATATCAAACATTGTCTTTAGAAATATCGCCATTAGAATTTGAGTGGACTATTACTGGAATTCCGGAAGCTATTGAGAATTATAGGCCTACTGTTCATGTTATATTTGATAGCACTAAGTTAGATAATTGGTTACTTGAAGATATAGAATCAATTATTTATGGAGATGAAGATCAAGATGCCTATCTTCCTTCATTGAAAGGTCTTGCTACTTTCATTAAGAAATGGGATCGTCTTATCATTATTGATCATGGTGATGGAACGTGGACTGCTGAAACTCCTCGTGAAGATCAAATTATAATGCTTGACGATACGACTTTCCAAATTACAGCAGATACTGCAATATATTTGGATCCTGATACTTACAAAATAAGTAGTAGTGATAAAAATGAGGAGGATATAAACACATGGCGACTGTAACTGGATTTACTGCTGAACGTATGCTTGTAATTGAAAATGAGACTGTAATAGACGGTGAAGTTCAAGGCGATAATCTTCTTCTTATGCAACGTGGTGGTGCAGTAATCGATACAGGAAATGTTCGTGGTCCTAAAGGTGATACAGGAGATACTGGAGCTCCAGGTATGGATGGTATCATTAATTCTGTTAATGATGAATCAATACCACACGTTTACAGTCCTCGTATATTTGCAAATAAGGCTGCAATAGATGGATGGACGACTGCTCCAATTGGATCAATAGCACTTGCTAGTGATAATACTGTTATGTGGGAAAAAGACAGTGCCGGTTGGTTTATAGTAAATAGTCCACGTATATTTGCAAGCATTGCAGAACGAGACTCCCGTTGGCCAAATGCTCCTGATGGAGCTCTTTGCCAAGCTCCTATTGGTACTGAATTTAGACGTAGTGGTGGTGTTTGGTTACCAGTTCTTCCAACATTTTATCATTATCAATGGACAAAAGCTCCTGCTAGTGTTCCAGCTAGTGCTTATGCAGATGCTGGTGTTGGCCCAGTTAATCCGTTTTTTACTACTATCGCTGATGGTAGTAATACTAAAATAACTTTATCGCAAATGTTATTTATTGCTATAACTTTCAATGTGGCTCCAAACGGTGCAACTGGGTCATCTAGTTGGCTTTCTGATGCTCCAAGTGGAGTAAATTCTGTAAGAATTGGTGGTAACAGTCAAGGAAACCAAATTGGTGGCGGAGTAATGGTTTCTGGTCCACATTGTATAGCTGGTTGTTATCCAGTAGGAAAGATTTTTTATTGTGGCACTCGAAATGCTGCTACTGCTGGCGGAATGTATTTAACAGTTTCTATAAGTTGCTATCCGATAGGAGCGATTTCAGCATGAGTTATTTGGCCCAATATCAATTGAGTGTTGACGGTAATTTCACTTCTAGAATGGTAGCATGTGTTACTCAACAAGCTGCAGTGTTCAAGGATGATCAACGTCCATCTTATGTATCTACTGCTGAAGCTGTGTTGCGTTATGATCAAGATATTATAAACTGTTTTGTTCGACTTGGAGCAGCCGGTCCTGGAATAGCTGATAAAGCAGACAATGGCGATGGAACTGTCAATTCAGAAAATGTCACTGACGGAGATATGCTGTCATTGACTCAAGCAAGTTGGCCTGCTGTATCAGTTCTATATTTCAACGAAGATGGTACTCCTATTGGAGGATAACTACTATGATATCTGCCAGCGTATCAGGATCGTTTAGTAAAACTGAAAAGTTTTTTGAATTCTTAAAATCCGATAAAATATTTAGTGGTTTGCCTGCTGGTGGACGTCAAGGTGTAGATGCTCTTTCAAGAGCTACCCCAAGGGAAACTGGTTTGGCTGCTAGTTCTTGGGGTTATGAAATTGTTAAAGAAAGAGGCAAACATAGAATTTGGTGGTTTAATACTGATATAGAAGGCGGCGTAAACGTTGCTGTGCTTATTCAGTATGGCCATGGAACTGGAACTGGCGGCTACGTTCCTCCTAGAGATTATATTAATCCAGCAATGAGATCTGTATTTGATAATCTAACTGACTATGTTTGGAGGGAGGTGGAAAATGGCTAGTGTTGATGAACGTGTTGTCAAGATGACATTTGACAACGCTTCGTTTGAGAGAAGAATAAGTGCTACAATTGACAGCATAAATCAACTAAATAAAGCTCTTGAACTTAAAGGAGCTGCAAAAGGTATTTCAGAAGTTGGAGATGCTGCCGATCATGTAAATTTAGGCGGAATGGCCGATGCTGTTGAAAATATTAGTCATAAATTCTCTGCTCTAGGTGCAATTGGGTTTAGTGTTATTCAAACCCTTACCAATAAAGGTTTGGGGTTTATAGAAAACGTAGGTAAGAAAGCTTTAGGATCTATATTTGAAGGCGGTACCACAAGAGCTAAGAATCTCGAGCAAGCAAGATTCCTATTTGAAGGTCTTGGCGCTGATGTAGAAGCATCAATGGAAAGCGCAAGAAAAGCTGTAGTAGGCACAGCATATGGTCTTGACGAAGCTGCTAAGACTGCTGCTCAGTTTGGTGGTTCTGGTATTAAAGCCGGTGATGAAATGACTGCCGCTCTTCGTGGCGTTGCTGGTGTCGCCGGAATGACTGGTAGCTCGTTCTCAGAAATATCCGATATTTTCACTGCTGCTGCCGGCCAGGGTAAAGTAACTGGTTATACCTTAGAGCGAATCTCAATGCGAGGCATAAATGTTGCCGCACAATTGGGAAAACAGCTGGGAAAGACAGAACCGCAAATTCGCCAAATGGCTCGAGATGGCGAGATTGACTTTAAAACCTTCGCTAAGGCTATGGACGATGCCTTTGGTAAGCACGCACAGGAAGCTAATAAGACATATGTAGGTTCTTTAGCTAATATGAAAGCTGCTTTGTCTAGGCTTGGCGCTGCTTTTATGACCCCCCATTTGACACAACAAAGAGATTTGTTTAATTCCATTTCACCTAAGGTGGATGATTTTACAAAGGCGATGAAGCCTCTTATTAAAACATTTATGGATTTAAAAGGTGTTGCCACTGGAAATCTTATTAAAACGATAAATGGTCTTAGTTTTGCTAATTTAACCAAAGCAATTCCAAATTTCTCTGCTGGTCTTAAAGAATTGTACCAATCATTTTCTAAACTTCTCAGCATTGTTGGAAAATCGTGGAAACAAGTTTTTCCTTCATCATCAACTTCAATTATAATTACTCTTGCAAATGCTTTCAAGAAGCTAGCCGATCATCTTACAATATCTGGAGATGCAGCCAAGAAAATTGGAAGTATATTTACTGGTGTATTCTCTATTTTAAAGATTGCTTGGACGATTGTAAAAGAAGGAATAAAATTTATTGCTTCGTTGGTTGGTGAAATTCTTGGTCTTGGTGGAGGACCAGTTGTTGATATATTTGTGAAAGTTGCAGATTTCTTCACTGCTTTGCAAAAGGGTGTTGCATCTCCTGGTAACATAAAGAAATTCTTTCAAACTTTAACTGACGCTGTTAAAATGCCAATTGATTTTATCAAAGATCTTAAAGATAAAATTATTGATTTCTTCAAGAGTGATCCTGTTGATAAAGTTTCACCAGCTTTTGGTAGAGTTGGTGATAGATTTTCTTCACTAAAAGATGGTTTAGGAAAACTAGGGGATATTTGGGCTCCATTATCAAAAGCTCTTGGAAAAGTTGGCGATGTTCTTTGGACAGCTTTGCAAAAAATTGGCGGATTCTTCAAAGATCTTGGTAAGAATATTGCTTCGTTTATGAAGTCTGGTGACTTTAAGCCAGTTCTCGATACGATAAATACCGCCCTCCTTGGCGGAATTACACTTCTTATTGCTAGGTTCCTTAAAGGTGGCATTAACATTAATGTTGCTCAAGGACTTATGGATAAAATTGGCGGTATGTTTGATCAGCTTACTGGTGTGCTTAAAGCAATGGAAACGAACATTAATGCAAGCACTTTAATGAAAATTGCTGAAGCTATGGGCATATTAACGCTTTCTGTTATTGCTCTTTCTTTGATTGATTCAGCTAAATTAACTAAAGCTTTAACAGCAATGGCAGTTGGTTTTGGTGAATTACTTGGTGCGTTTGCTGTTTTGCAAAAAGTAACTGGAACTTCTGGATCAGTTAAATTTGCAGCTATTGCTGTTGGATTGCAAATTCTTGCCGGAGCAATGCTAATTCTTTCATTGGCGGTTGCGCTTTTGGCTCAGCTTAGTTGGAATGATCTTGAAAAAGGCATGGGTGCAATACTTATCTTGCTTGGTTCAATGGTTGGAGTGTCGCTTCTTCTTGAAGGAAAAGGTCCTACTCTAGCTGCTGCAGGTGTTGGAATTATAGGAATTGCAACTGGAATAGCTATATTGGCTGGAGCTGTAAAACTTTTCGGAACTATGAGTTACGAAGCAATTGGTAAAGGCTTGGCTGGTGTTGCTGGCGGTCTTCTTGTAATTGCAGCAGTTATGAAACTTATGCCTCTAACTATGCCACTTATAGGTGCCGGATTGTTAATGGTTTCATTCAGTTTGGATATTTTAGCTGGCGCAATGAAAAAGATGGCAAAATTGTCTTGGGGAGAAATTGGCAAAGGTTTGGCTGGAATTGCCGGAGCTTTAGTTATTATTGCATTGGCAATGAATCTTATGCCGACAACCATGGTTCTTACTGCTGCTGGATTGCTTCTTGTAGCCATTGCCTTGCAAGGAATATCTAAAGCTTTAGCTGCTGTTGGTGGTTTGTCCTGGGGAGAAATTGCTAAAGGTCTTGTTGGCATTGCTGGCGCTTTAGTTCTTCTTGCAGCAGCTATGTACGTTATGCAAGGTACTATTCTTGGCGCCGTAGCTATGACAATTGCTGCAGCAGCTTTAACTATTCTTATTGGAGTTATTAAGGGATTTGCTGGTGTAAGTTGGGGAGATTTACTACATGGACTTGCTGCACTTGCACTAGCACTTGCCGCCATTGCTTTGGCTTCTATAGCTATGTCTCCTGCTATTCCTTATATTCTCGCTTTAGGAGTAGCGTTAGGTGTTCTTGGCGCAGCATTTGCTATATTTGGTGTTGGCGTATTCTTAATTGCTAAAGCAATGGATATGCTTGCTCAATCAGGTATAACAGGATCAACAGCATTTGTTAAATCTTTAGAAAATATGGGTAAAGCAATACCTGCATTTCTTAAAGGTGTTCTTGAAGGTTTGTTGGGTTTAGTTGACATAATTATGAAATTTGCTCCACTGTTGGCTAAATTCTTAGTAACTATTCTTACAACTGTGCTTGATGGTTTGATAAAACTTATTCCAAAAGCGCTTGTAATTGTAGGTCTTCTTATTAGTGGAATTTTAAATTTGCTTAAAACAAAGATTCCAGAATATGTTACTGCTGGACTGGAAATGATTCTTGGAATCCTTAAAGGACTTCGAGATAATATTCCAAAAATTATAATCGTTGTTGGTGAAATTATAACAGGATTTCTCGATGCGCTTGCAACCGAACTTCCTAAGATTGTTGATTCAGTAGCCAATCTTATTGTTGCTCTATTTACCAGTGTAGCGACAGCTGTTGGTAAGGTTGCAGGAACGTTGATGTTTGGCATTGGTATTGCATTTATTAATGGATTTATGAGTGGAATTCTTGCTTCAGCCCCCGGTCCTGCAAAATGGTTTGCTAATTTGGCCGGTAGTGTTCTTGGATGGATTGGAAATGTAGCAAGTACGCTAGTTACCAAAGGTAAGAATTTCATATCTGGCTTGTATTCTGGTATCACAACGCAAGCTTCAGGCGTAATTAGCTGGTTCCAGAGACTTCCTGCTAACATTCTTAGTTGGATTGGTAACGTTGCAGGTACACTTATTGGTTCTGGTAGAAATCTTATAAGTGGCCTATATAATGGAGTTACTGGAGCTATTGGTTCAGTATCAGGATGGTTTGCTCGTCTAGGTGGAAATATTCTTAGTTGGGTTGGCAATACTTTAGGTATTCTTGGCACCGCTGGTCGTAATATTATGACTGGTCTATATAATGGTATCACAGCCGGTTGGGGTACTGTGTCAGGATGGATAAGCGGAATTGGTAGTCGTGCTGCAGGTGCTGTCGGAAATCTAGGTGGTGTTCTTACTGGTGCTGGTAGAAGCATCATGGATGGTTTGTTAAGTGGTATAACTGATGCATGGAATAAGGTTGCTGGTACACTTAGCGGACTAGCTGATAAAATTAAGAGTCTTAAGGGACCTCCGAAGAAGGATGCTAAGCTACTTATTGAAAATGGTATGCTTATTATGCAGGGTCTTCAAAAAGGCATTGAAGATGAATGGGATAATGTTGCTAATTGGCTGAGTTCTGTTGATCCAGCTGCTGAGCTTGACAAAAACATTGGCGATCGTATGTCTAATGTTTTGAATTCAGCAATTAGCGATATGGTTGATCAACTTGGCAACATGCCTGAAATGACGCCAACAATAACCCCAGTCCTTGATTTAACTAATGTCGTTGCTGGCGCTAAGCAAATTTCTGATTATATTGCAGAGCCAACGCTTACTCCAGCATATTCGTACAATCAGGCAAGTACTATTTCCGCTGCTACTTCTATTCGACCTGATGATATGACCAAAACAGACGCTGCTGGTGGTGCAGTTAAGTTTGAACAAAATATTTATGCTCCAACACAACTGTCTACAAGTGATATCTATAAGAATACTCGTAATCAGATTACAATGGCTAAGCAGGAGTTGAGTATCCCATGAGAGTCACTAACGTAAGTTTATATTCCAACAACATAGAAACCGTCGCGTTCAGTTTGAGTCAAGCAGAGCCAGATGCTCAATATTATGTTATAAATATGACTGGATTAGATAGTGAAGATTTAATTCCTAGATTTTATGGATTTGGTGCGCAAACAAAAACCAAATTTTATGATTTTGTACTTAAACCAAGACTTATTGTTATTCGGTTTGTATTGAATCCACGGTTTAATCTTGATGAATCATATTCTGATGTTCGTGACGCCCTGTATAAATCCATTTCTTCAGCTAGAAGTGGGCTAGTTTATTTGAATTTTAACTCCGGGGGAACAACTGTAGCAAGGATCGCTGGCTTTATTACTAAATTTGAAGTTCCATATTTTACTCCACTTCCAGAAGTTCAACTTACAGTTAGATGTGATGATCCAGTGTTTAGAGGAATTAGTCCAGTTTTGTATAAACAAATTGATCTTAAAACCGTTAATCCGATCATCATTCCAGATAGTATGTCTACTGCGCCTCACGGATTTTCATTTCAAGTAACTTTTAAGGCCGCTTGTCCTTCTTTTACTATTCAAGATCAGCAAACTAATCCAGATTGGAAATTTCAAGTTATTCTTGCTGGAGGATTTCTGGCTGGTGATATTCTAAATTTCTCAAGCGATTATGTAAACAAACAACTTTATCTTACTCGAGGCGGAGTAGTTACATATTTGATTGATAAGATTACTACAGATTCGATTTGGCCAACTATATTTCCAGGAACTACTACGCTTTATTTTGTAGATATTGCTAATTTCGATTGGAATAATCTAGAATATTACGCTACGTATTGGGGGGTGTAAATTTGAACTTATTTAAATACGTAACCACTACTGACCCAACAATTTTAGACCAAGGCGAGATGTTTAAAGCACCTAAAAGTATTATGTGGGCAGAACGTTATAGAGATCCTGGCGAATTTGAATTAGTTGATCATCTTAGCTCAGGACTTGTGGATATTTTGCCAATTGGAACTCTAATTTCGCATTACGGAACTCTCGAAGTAATGATTGTAGAAAATCAAGAAATTGATGATAGTAAAGAAGAAGATCCAGTAATAAAAATTACTGGTAGATCTTTGGAATCATCTCTTGAGAATCGTATTGTTGGAACTAATCAAATTCGAGCAAACCCCATTATTGGGCTTGGATATAATTTAGCTGCCGCAAATACTTGGAACCAAATTGTTCTTTTGATAAACGACCACATTAACAATAATGTAAACATTAATGATAATTTTGGAAATATTTCCGCCGCTTCAATTGTTAGTGGAATTACTGGCGTCAGTGAGGCTAGACTTCTTAAACCAGAAGCTGTTGATAAGGCTGTATTGGATTTACTCGCTATTGATGATTGTGGAATTAAAGTTATTCGTAGAAATACGTTTGGCGCTCCTGGTGGAAGCGCTACTCAAACAGTATTTTGCGTGCATAATGGTATAAATAGGTCAAATACAGTTATATTCTCATGGCAAGGTGGAGATCTCGATATAGTTGACTATTTATGGACAGATAAGCCACTAAAGAACTCAGCTATGATAATTGGACGATATGTGAACACATTTGTTGATACTGCTAATGTAACCAAATTTAATCGCAAAACTATGATTGTTGCTGCGGATGATATTGACGGATATTTAACTGCTGCGCCGTCTGGGGCTACACTGAACAATATTGTTGCTCAAATGCAAACAAGAGGAAGACAAGCATTAGAGAAACAGAACCGTCTTACCATTTCAAGGGCCGATATTTCAAATTTATCGAAATATCATTATCGGCAAGATTACAACATAGGGGATTTGATCTCTTTAGATGGTAATTTTGGTCAAATTGCGGTTATGAGGGTTTTTGAATATGTTGAGATTCAAGATGAAAATGGAGAAAGTGGCCATCCGACATTTTCTATCCCTGGGCCTCCCTCAACGTCAATTCTTTATGAGACGGCATGATCTATCTAATTTTAATACCCATAATAATACTTACAGTAATAATTGAGATATATTTGATAAAACGTAGAGCAAAGCCTGCAGGACAAATTGTAATTACAATTGATGAACGTGGAAAGAAGCTTTTTTCATTAGAATTAGATAAAAATCCTGATGAAATTGAAAAAATGAAATACATCATCTTCGAAGTTGTTGACGAAGCAACAGAAGATCTTGATTAATCTTTCGCAATTTAAACAACTCTTATAATGGAGACTATTAAAGGAGAATAATGTTAGAAAGATTGGTTAAAAAGAAGCCATCAATTCTGGATGAGCCAATTGCAAAGCTTCTGACTAAATTGAATACGCTTAAATCGGATTCTGAAGAATACTCAAAGACAATAGACCATTTGGAAAGATTGAATCGAATGAAAGCTGAAGAGCGTGGACCTCGAGTCAATCCGGATGCATGGGCGGTTGTTGCTGGAAATCTTCTCGGAATTCTGATAATCGTAGCATATGAGCAGAAGCATGTTATGGTGTCGAAGGGATTGGGGTTTGTTATCAAACCGAGAGATCCTCACATTTGACCCCAGATGTAGCGAACAGCACGGGAGTTGTGAAATTTACACAGCTCCTGTGTTTTTCGCAATTATTATATTTTTTCCACTTGTTTTTAATAAAAAGACCCCCATATTTGGCTTTTTAAGCCGTTTAAACGAAATAAATGGGTAAAGGTACCAGAAATGTCGTTCATCGTCTCAGAACGGCTTACAGCACCGAATAGGAGAAAATCAATGGATAACGACGCTATTTTGTGGGCATTTCAGCATTTTTACCATATGGATAAGGCTAATGCTTGTATGCATTGCTCTC